CCGCCGATGACCAGACTTTTTTCCATAACTTTCTGATTTCCGCAGCGTAAACATTCAAAAAGCCAGAACTCTACTCCTTTTGCTTTGTGGTCAAGCCGAATGGCCTTTAAATAATTGAAAACCTTTCCGGTAATGTCGACTGATTTGTACTTTGTCCTGCATCCGCAGCTTGTCGTTCTGCCGCTGGCGATGCTGTCCTTGCGCGTCCAGAACAGTTTACCACATAAAAGACATTGACAGTAGCAATACGATTTTCCTCGTTCCCATTTTTGACTTAACACAAGCAAATCCCCGAATGTTTTGCCTGTGTAATCAGTTTTACGGCCTATCGACATTTTCAACCACCCCATTTTCTTTTTTATATCTCTTAACTACTCTTATATTATATACCGTATACAGTATAAAGTCAAGCGTTTTTACAAAAAAGATGAATTATTTTTATAATCAAAAAGAGTAAAAAGAAGCCGCACAGCCAAACCTAAAAAAACGGCTTAACCATGTGGTTTAAAGGCACAAGTTTCGAGGTAAATTTGATTGACCACGGAATGTTCACGGCTGCATCTCCCGCGCGCGTAGGGGAACAAGGTGCCTCAAATTTGAGGCAGGGGTATTTGACCCGGCTGCATCTTGCGTGCGCGCGTAGGGGAACAAGGGAGTAACGAAATGTGACACCCTTGGTGGAGACTATCATCTCCCGCGTGCGCGCGTATGGGAACAATCCAAAATTGGGTTCTTCTCCTTGTTGGCATAAAAAAGGCTGCCCGTCAAATTTAGCGAGCAGCTTTCTTTCGGTCCCTCCTGTGGATATTACCCGCCGTATGGTACTATCGTATCCGCCGGTGGAATCTCTGTCTTTGATGCTTCCTTTGCGAGCAGCTTCAGGTCCTCTTTGTATCCCTCAAAGGTATCCACACGGTCTATGACGTACCATGTTTCCCGGTACAGAATCAGCATCCCGGGCTTGATGTCTCTTCTCCAGTTGACGGTAAACTGCATATCCTCTTTATACCCGGCAGTCCCGGCTGCGAAATACTCTTTTTGGGAAAGCTGCCGCACATAGGCCCACAGGCTGCCGGGATGAATCGGCTGATAGGCGGTTATCCAGTTGCCGATGTCGTCCTGACCCTCGGTCTCATTGTAAATGATGACTTTTTTGTCCTTTACCATTTCATCACGCCCTCAAAAATTCTTCGTAGTGGTCCATCAGGCCCACGTATGCGTCCAGCATGGAAGCCATGCCATCTATCCTCATCTTCGGCTGCTGCGCCTTAATCGGCACGATATTTCCGTTTCGGTCTGTCATAATCCCCGTGTTGGTCAGGCACCACTTCAGAATCGGGGAATTGTTGTAGTTAATCTTTTTCGCCCGCAGGTCGGCGCCCATCTGCTGCATGGGCAAGGAAAGCGTCTTCGCCCCCTGGATGCAGCGCACCATCGGAAAGCCGTACTGCTGCATCTCATCCACCCAGTACCGCGCGCTGTAGCTGTCATAGTAAATCCACAGAGGAGTAATGCCGTAGTCATTCAGCATTTCGTTGAACCATGCCGTAACATCGCTGTAGCGTATTGTGTTCCCCGCGCAGAGCCGCAACAGGCCGCGGCCCTTCCATATATCGTAGGGGATTTTGTCCTTGTGGACGCGCTCGTGGAAGCTTTCCTGCGGCAACCAGTACATCTGCGTCACATACCGCTTTTCGGTTTCCTTATCCACAAAAAGCAGGGTAGCGCTCGTCAGGTCGGTCGTGATGGACAGGTCGGCGCCGCCGATAGCATAGCAATTCCGGAATCGTTCCAGGTCGAAGGTTTCCGGGTTGTCGATGTCGTCGAAGGTGAGCCACGCCTGCGCCGCGTTCTGCCGGACGTTGAAATCCTTGCAGAGAATTCCCGGCAGGTCGGCAGCGCTGCTCTTGGCCCGCTCAACCTTCCTTTGCAGGTCATCCAGCTTCTTGATGGTCCCCAGTCCCGGGTTCGCCTTCGGCCATGCCTCGGGGTCGCTCCATTCGTCCGCACGGTCCAGCTCGTAGAGGACCGGCAGGAAAGTTTCGTCCTGATAGGTGCCATCCAGAACGCCGCAACCGTAGTTGTACATATCATCGTAAATGCTTTCCCTCACCGTCCCCGCTGTGGTGATCATGATGAGCAGCGGCTGCCGGCGGGCGCTCTGGGACTGCTTCATAACCTCGTACAGGTTCCGGTCCCTCACGCCGTGCAGTTCGTCCATGATGACGCAGGAAGCGTTCAATCCGTCCAGCGTATCCGAATTGCGCCCCAGGGGCTGGAACTTCGCCATCAGCGCGTCGCAGTACATGTCCTGTTTCCGCTTTCGGATGTACTTTGAAAGTTCAGGGGATTGCTTTACCATGCGTTGCGCTTCATCGAACAGAAGCCGCGCCTGGTCACGCTTGGTGGCTGTGGAGTATATCTCCGCGCCCGGCTCACCGTCGGCAATCATGCAGTACAGAGCGATCCCCGCTGCCATTGTGGATTTGCCGTTCTTCCGGCCCACAAGGAACAGGGCTTCCCGGTACTTCCGCAGGCCGGTTTCAGCGTCCACAAAGCCAAACAGAGCCGCGATAAACGCCTTCTGGAACAGCCCCAGCTCCACGGTATGCCCGGCCCACTCGCCCTTTGAGTGCCGGCAGAACCGTTCGATAAACTCTATCGGCCGGTTTGCCTTCTCCTCATCGAAAATGTATCGCCCCGCCTGGTGCTCAATCTCATGGCCCAGCTTCTCATAGAGCCTCTGGACCTTCCGGGAGACGACGTATTTCCCGGCGCGGATGCCGTCGCGGTATTCCAGAATCGGATTCATCGTATCACTTCTTTCTCAGAAATTCGGCCAGCTCGTCCTTTGCTTCCGGTTTCGCCGCGGGCGGGAGAAGGTCAATCAGTTGCTTGTTCAGCAGGGCATACCTTTGAATTGTGGTATTGTAGGCCTGCATGGCGGGATTCTGCTTGGGGCCGGTGTTCCCCTCAATAACGGGGCCGCCTTTCCGAACGTCTGCCCGCAGCTTGGTAAGCGTCGCGTCCATGAACGTCATTTCCTGTATCAGCTTTTCCGCGATAGGCTTACGGTCGTCGTCGATGATGGTTATTAGTTTTCTGATTTTTGCCATTGCCATTATTTATCACCTCTATTTGCGAATGATTCCCATTTGCATATAAAAAACTCATGGAGAGAAAATTTGAACTGCACTCACCGGTCTCTTAATGCGCTAAGGTGTTAATGCACCCGGGGGGGTGTCTTGATAAGATTTCCGTTTGCGTCGAACTTCAGTCCGTCCGCACATGCGCCGCTTCCGAAATGTTCCCGGTTGTGGCAGACTTCACACAGTGCTTCCAGGTTATCCCAGTTCAACGTGATATTCGGGTCGTTGATGTTTGCTGGTGTAATGTACTGCTTGTGGTGAGCTATCGTTGCCAGATGCCCGCACCGCTCGCAGGTCCAGTTCTTAAAACAGAGGAATGCGTACCTGCACTTCTCCCATGTCCTGGACTTATAGAATCGTTCAGCATATGGTTTCATTTCAGTGGCGCCCACAGCTTCAGCGTGCCCAGCATACTGTCAACAGCGTTCGACAGACGCGCCGCTTCGCTCGCTCCCGGGTCGTACCACAGCTGAAGGATGAACTTTGCCGCCTGCTTGGCGAGCTGATAGCCAGGCGCTGTATCGTCTTCCCATCTGCTGCCTGTGGTTACTTCCAGATAATCCGGCAGACTGCCCAGCATGGACAGAATGATGGTATCGTTTTCCGCGCCGTCCAGCCTCAGCGCGTCCCGCGCCTCACCTATCGTAAGTAATGCCATGATAATCACTCCTAACAAAAAGGGGCTGCGATAAGCGCAACCCCTCATCTGCATTATGTTCAGACTTCCGCCGCGGTCAGTTTGGCAAATGCTTCGGGAATAATCGGCTTGCCGTCGCCCACTGCCATCGCCCGGTAGTCAATCAGGCCCTGCTTGAAGCTGGATTCTCTGGATACTTCCAGCAGAAGGTCCTGCGAAAGGTTCACGCCGTAATACTGGAAGTTGCCGTACAGGATGGTGTCAGCAGGAATGTAGTCATCCACTACCACCTGGTGGCCCAGCATACGCCCCGCGCTGCCGTCAACCGGGTTCGTGAAGATAGGCCGGCCGGTCGTATCTTCCACAGCCATGACGCGGTTGAACAGGGTCGCGCTGCTGCACGCGAACACCGCACCTGCGGAGTACCCGGCCTTCAGCAGGGAAGCCAGCTTCAGCACGTCGGCATACTTCAGACCGCCCGCCGCATAGGTCGCGCTGTTGGTCGTGTCCCACGTCACACCCGGCAGAATCCCCAGCGCCTGTCCGGAACCTGTGCCGGAGAATACTCCAGCGTTCAGCGCCGCGCCGATGGTCCTGGTAAGCTCGGTAGACAGGTAGGATTCAAATGCCGGGACGCTCATGGTGTTGGCAGCCACAGACAGGGAGAACACCTTCAGCAGCTCGTAGGCGTTAAAGGTTACGCTGGTCGGCGTCTTGGCGGACGGCTCAACGGAAGCTCCCTCGGCGTGCCATTCCGCCGCATCTTCCGGGGTCGCGACAGGCACGGACAGATTGGCGGGAACCCGGAATTGCCGGACGAAATTCAGGATGTTCCCCTGCGTCGCAGCCTTCTGCACAACCTCGTTCAGAGTCTGCGTCGGGATGACTGCCGTGTTGGTCCCGGTTGTCAGAGCTGCTCTGCGCTCGGTGGCGGCCTGCTCCTGCGCGCGGCTGAATACGTTCCGGTCCGCGTCGGTCATCGGCTTGCCGAGCATCTTTTTGTAGAATGCCGTCCGGTATTCCGCAGAGGAGAAGATGTCGTCGTCGCGCTTCTCTTCCTTGTGGGAATAGTTCTTCCCGGTAATCGGGTTGAAGCCGGTCAGCTTCCCCTGGGCCGCGGAACGGGCTTCCAGATTGTCCTTCGCTATCTTCAATCCGTCCAGCTCAACGTTCAGAGCGGAAATATCGGCGTTCGGGTCGGTGTCAATGACCTTCCCGATTTCCGCCGCGCGGGTTTCAATATCTTCGGCGGATGCCGTGCGGTAATGGTTGAACGCTGCGTTTTTATCTTTAAAAGTCATAATGAAATACCTCTTTTCAAAATTTGATGGATTCTGATTTTTGCCGCCCGGTAAGCGGATAAACTGCCGTCTATTCTGCTTCGGGCTTCTACGCTCGTCTGCTGATAAGCGGGGTACGGCACGACCGACACTTCCAGAATCTTGTCAATCCGGTTGATCGTCCGCGTGTTGGTTTTCGGGTCGTATGCGTCGCCGCCTGCCGGCACCGTGAACGCAAAACTCATTCCCGATAAATCCCCACGCTGAACAGCCTGATAGACTTCCTCAGCTGCTTCGGTATCCGGGAGCTGTGCGGTTACGCCCAGCCCTGCCGGGCTGATTGATAGCTGCATCGTCTTAGGAACCCTTGCAAGCGGAACCTTTGTCGTGTCGTGACCGTAAAATAAATGAACATCGGACAGGTCGGCACCTTCCAGCGCCCCGGCCCGGATGATCTCTGTGTAATCTCCCAGCGGGTCGTGAATCAGAGCGGGCGTATCAAATACGACCGCCAGGCCTGTCAGGGTCATGCTGTCTTGGGCTGCACGGATTTCAAAGAATCTATTTTCCTTCATCGGAGTTTCCCCCTAACTGATAGTTGTTTGCTTTCGTCGCGTCCACAACGTTCAAGGTCTGGAGGCGCTTTTTGCCTTCCTCGCCGCCGATCGGCCGCATGTTCAAAATTTCACGGGCTTCATCGACAGTGAAGAGGCCGTAGGGAATGCTTTCCTTCAATGTGGAAATGCGGGTTCCGTAGCTCGCGTATTCCATCGAATCGCCTTCAAACAGAATCCGGTTCCCGGCCTGCTGCTCAATCGGTGAAAAAATCTTCGCCGTGAATTCCTGTGCCATCTGCGCCGCCAGCGGTTCAATGACAGATTCGTAAAACGCCGTGCCTTCCTGCTCGGAATAGGTAGAATCCACAATCTTCTGCGAAATGCCCAGGTATTCGTAGATTTTCGATTTCGCCGCGGTCACCTGCGCCGCGTTTATCGAATAGGGCTTCTGGTCCAGCGGGACGAAGTCCAGCATACTGTCCGTCACGGCCACGCCGCCGTTGTTGGAGATGTTGAGGAAGTCCGCCGTGAAGGCGTCCCGCTCCTGCTTCATTTTTTCCGGAGCCAGAACCTGATTGTATTTCAGAATTCCCCGCAGGCTCGCTCCCTGCTTTATCCCCGCCATGATTCCGTCGCTCTGTGTCTGTGCCAACCGGACGGCCGGAAGAATTGCGGAGTTGTCATCTCCCAGCAGGTCGTCCCGGTTGAAGTGCCTGCGCAGGTGGATGATGTCAGAATAAGGGAGAATGTACTGCTTCCCGTTCTGGAAGAAAAACTTGATGTACATGGTGTCGGTCGGGTCCGTCACGAACTGCGCGCCGGTTACGTCCAGCGGATACAGAGCCGCGATTCCCGCGTCCCCGCGCTGTATGTACCCGAACGAATCGTTATATGCGTAAAAATGTGTAATCAGCTTGTACAGCGCGTCGTAGGCGCTCATGTACGGGTTCGGCCGGGTCCCCAGCAGATAATTGAGGTTGTCGTCGCCCGGCTGTCTGCCGTCCGCCGTGCGGATGATATGGGACCCGCGCAGCTTCGCCCCGTGCCGTGCTATTGCGTCCACAGCAGAACGGAAAACGTCGCTTTCGTAGGCGTTCCCGCTGAACGGGGTGAAGTACGGCGTCGTCCCGGTCAGTACTGCGGGAGCCGTCTGCTGCGGCTGCCTGCTTCTGAAAATCCTTGAGAAAATACTCATCTTTTCTCCTTATAGCCTGTAAAGTACTTTTACTTTACATTATAGCTTATTTGTTAATCAGTGTCAATTTTGTCGGTCTCCAGCATCCGAATGGTTTCCGTCGCTTCGGCAATGCGGTCCAGATAAGCAAGAACCTGTTTTTCAAACTCGGTCATTATGTTTCGCCTCCTGAAATAATTTTGCGGTCGGTCGATTCATCATAAAGCCGCTGCAGATCGAGCACGACGCTGTGTGCTTCCGCAGAGTCGGGCAGGGAAACACTTGTCACCTCATAGCCCATATCTCCATACTGATCTCTAATAGTCTGTGGGAAGGCGCAGCTTTTCCGGCCAGCGTCCGAAACAATAACGGTTTCCTCGAAGGTCTGTTTTCTGTCGCGGCGGTCATATCCGCGCACCAGGTAAGCCAAAAGATGCAGATTCAAAATTGATTTCATGCGTATTCACTTCCTTTCTGAATGTCCACAGGTGTCTATATATTACCGTTCACATCGTTCGTCACCGTTCATCTCATCTTTTCGGAATGCCCACATGGGGAGGGATTTTACGTTTGGGGGGGATTTTTACGTTTGGGGGGATTCTTACCCCCATTTTTAAAACTTTTTATTTTTTCATATATTACTATACATATATGTTTTGGGTCCCCTATATAGGAAAATATAAAGTTGTTAAAACACCCCCCAAAATCCCCCCTTTTTGCAAAAACCCCCCCCGTGTGGGTTTGAAAAGCCCTTTCATGGCCCCATTTCTGCCGGTGAATATTGGCTGGGAAGCGGGTAAAGCTTTAAACGACCGTCAATTACTAAAATGTGGTTGTGTCCCATATGAATCTTGATTCCCCGTTTTTGCAGCTCTTCCTTGAACAGCTTCAGCCCCAGCGGCTTGGTCCCGACGTCCTCACACCAGCGGGCATAGTCCAGGCGGACGTTTTTAAGTGTCGTTCTCCCGGGCGCACCAAAATCGAAGCACTCGTCGAAATATTGCTGAATATAGTCATTGTCAAGCCGATATTCGGCCAACAGCGCCCGCATTTCGTCCGTGTCATGCAGCCCGTCTTTCTGATACATCTGGAAGCCTCTGATTAACCAGTTGAAAATTCCACTTTTCGCTTCCTCTGTTCGGAATTGACCTTTTAAACTGGTGTCCCGCTCGTCCTCTGAAAAGTGCCGGTTAAACGGAAGCAGTTTGATTCGGCCGCTCGCAAACAGTGAATCGTCGGAAACGGTCGGGTTGCTGTTGGCAGTAATGAAAATCGTAAATGCCGGTTTAAACTGAATCGGTCTGCCATAGAGTGGCCGGGCGATGATTTCGTCCCCGCCGGTTAGCTGTTTAAGAAGCGCTTCGTTAAAGCAGACGCCCTTTTCCGGCTCATTCGACAGCACGAACCGAATCCCCACAAGGCGGGCAAGGTCCGGCGTTGCTCTGCTGCCGTCCCGTGCGCCGCCGCGCGCCAACGTATTGAAGTCAATCTGTGCGCCGTAGTCCCCAAGAATGTTTAGCACCGTGTCGAACAGTGTGCCCTTGCCATTTCTGGTGAGCAGGCCCGTAGCGATAAACAGACACTCTTCCCGCGGCTCGCCGGTCAGCGCATACCCGAGCGCTGTTTGGAGCATCCGCGCCCGCTCGGCCTTGCCTTCCGTCACCTCATAAATGAATTGCTCAAACCGGTCGCACTTGGCAGCGGGGTTATAAGATACGTTCGCCATTTTGGAAAGCATGTCGCTTGCCTTGTGGGGTTGAATCTTCCCAGTTTGCAGGTTAAAGGTCCCGTTCTCCAGGTTGAGCAGGCACGGGTTCCTGTCGAATTCCCGAAGCCTGTGTGCGAGTTCGTCCTGCACGTCTTCGATTAAAGCCTTGCGGTTCTTCAGGAACCTGTACTTTGAGTAAAATTTTCGATACACGGCGAATTTATCTTCCGGCGCGTCCTCTTTATCTTCCGGCGCGTTCTCTTTCTTCTGTGGAATAACCTCCCGCACATAATCAGACCAGCTTTTAGCCGCCTGCCGGACCTGCATATCAGCTTCGTCGTTGGTCCAGCGCGTGCCGTCATAAACACGGAACATTTTAATGTCAGGCACAAAAGCAATAACGTTGCGATACATGTCCGCGAACAGCCGGGCCGCGCCGATGTCGTCCGGCGTGTACCGCTTGAGATTAGAAAGCGGGTCGATTTTCCGCGTCGGTTTCGTACCCGTATGGGAAGCCCCGATTTTTACAGCGTAGGAGTCCTGCTTCGCCGTCGTGTGTCCGGAATACACCTGTGGACACTCGTCGACAGCTTTTTTGATGGTGAGCGCGCCGTATGTGCTCCCGGACTGCTTGCGGTCCCATTTTTCGCGCATCAGGCCCGATTGGCGAAAAATCCGGTCCATTTGCTCGGCGTCCCGGCCTGTCCAGAAAGCCAGCGAATTACATAGCGCAAGGTCTGCCTCTGACTGCGAGGAATACCCCTGAAAGTCGCCGCACCACAGCCGGTCAAATTTTTCATATCTACGGGCACGGTTGATGAGCTCGCCATCAGATAGCAGGGACCGCTCCTCTCCTGTGGATTTTGTCTGCGCCTGGGCGGGTTTCACGCGCTTAGTAAGCATCCCATAGTAATGGTCTATGGCAGCCTGGGCATCCGCAAGCGAATCAGGGGAAAACTGCTTCCCGGTAACCGTGAAAAACCGGCCGGAATCGTACATTTCAATCTTTTTCCGATGTATCCCCGGCCCCGGAAGCTTGCCCCGGCAGATGATATGTAGGCCGCTTCCACTCGGAGATACTTCCGTATAAGAATGAAATGCGCGGATTGCTTCACAGGCGAAAGGGGAAGTGGCTTTCCCGGAGCTCCTGTCCAGACAGTGGTCCAGGTCCACGCCGACAAGCCCGCCGCCGTCCACAAATTCAAAACCGACGCCTTTGCAGGTCCCCAGCTCCACGTGCCGAAAGGCCTGTTCAAACGTGCCCCATGTTTCCGGATACCCCGCTTTTGCGCCACAACCAGTAAGCGGGTTGATTGGCATTTTAAGCGGCTTTTCCGCCCAGCCCCAGCACACCCAGTTGGGGAGCGCTCGCAGCGCCGCCGGGATGCCGGAATAATTAAATTTCGCGTCCGTAAAAATCACCCACTTCTAATCCTGATTGCTACCTGCCCGGTTGTCCAGCCACCGCTGGAGCGCCTGTTTCGGAATCAGGTACCGTCCCCCCACTTTTAAGGCCGGAAAACCCTGGATGTGAATCATATTCCGCGCCGAGGGGAGCCCAACGCCGAGCACCTCGGCCAATTCGCCGACGCTGTAAACCAGTTTTTCGGATGGATTCAGCGCTTTTGCCGTTTTCATTTTTTTTACCCCCTCGCTAACTTGTCGATGATGCTGCGGATTTTTTCTTTATCTTTCGGCGGAAGCTCATGGCGAAGTTTCCGGCTGAAGTTGCAATCAGCAAGGCACAGTTTTTCACCGACCTGCCAGAGATAGACGCCCGAATCGTGGGCATATTTGCGAATATCTTGGTTTGCGCGCATGGAAAACACCTCCTATCCCTTGACTTTTTAGCTTACATGTTTTACACTAAACATAGTGTAGCATAAAACAATAGCAATGTCAACAACCAAAGAAATTATCGAATAATTGATAATATTATAAGCGATTGGAGTGTATAACATGCCCAAAAAAAAATCTGTTAATAGGTTTCCTGTTTTTTCTCAAAGATTTCGTAGCCTGCGGGGGAAAACATCGCAGGATAAATTTGCTGATTTTCTTGGAACGTCCCGCCCTACTGTGGGATTTTATGAAAGCGGCGATCACCTTCCGGACGCTTTGACACTTTCTCAAATTGCAAAAAAATGTAATGTTTCGGCTGATTATCTGCTCGGCCTTTCTGATGCCAAGACTAAAGATGATACGGCAGCTATTGCTGTAACCGGATTTTCAAAGAAAAGCCTTGACTTTATTAAACAAATGGCGAACCAGTCCTATACGGTTGCGGATATAAATGCGGATGACAAACGTCACATAATTGATGTTATCAATCTGTTCTTAGAATCAGATGCAGAGCTGTTTTTTGGATATTTGCAATTTTTGACTTGCGAAAAATATATTCTGTCCGTTCCAGTCAGTTGGGGAGATGGTCCGGAAACAGCGGTAATTATGCTTCCTAAAACTAAAAAAGATGAAAAGCCTGAAACTAAAAAAGATGAAAAGCATAATCAATCTGAAACCGCGAAACCTATAAAGGAAAATCCACCATTTGTGGCAGCTGAATACTTTCGCAATGAGCTTCATGAAGAGCTTGACAAGATTCTGAAGCGGATGCAAAAAACAATTATTGACGAAGAGCGCAAGAAGGCCCACAATACCCACACGTAACGCCGCCGGCGCAGGGTTCATCCGGCAGCGCAAAGACGGAACATGGGAAGGCCGCTACACCGTCGGCAGGGACCCGGGCGACGGGCACCAGATTCAGAAATCGGTTTATGGCAAAACCCAGCAGGAAGTCAGAAGAAAGCTGCCCCTTGAATTTGAGGGGGCAGCTTTTATTCTGTGCATTCTGTGAATATTCCGTGGTCAATCAAATTGACCTCGGCCCGCAGCTTGTCGCGGACGCGGAGAATGTTATCCCCGCCGACCGTGAACCCC